ATCCTTCACCACTCCACATACAGTGTCAGGATACTTTGGTGACTCAACACGATTCATCACCACCTCAGAGACAGCGATCATCTCAGCTATCCCTTGGCTCCTCGTCTCAAAATAAACATTCAATGCTAAACAAAACGCAGCTTCAATCATTCGCCCACCCACTCACGGATCGTCCGTATTGGTCTGTGCAATGAATCAGCAATGTTCTCCAGTGTACGATTGTTCTCGTAGTACCACTCAGCCTTTTGCTTGGGTGATCTTGAAGTCACAACGATTGAGTTGTCGCGCTCGTCTCGTGCGAATCCAACATACATCACACGCTCCATAAGGTCAGACCACTCACGCACCTTTCCGTATCTCAGCTCCATCACAACAGTCATGGTTGCGTTACGAGGTATCTGCTGACGGAACCTTTGAAAGACACAGTTGCCTCCCTCTCGCTCCGCTACATCTGGAGCAAACAGTCCAGCGTTTTGATGAGCAGTAGACTTATCTTCGTACACTTGCGTGACACGCATCTGCGTTTCAACCACAGTCAGTTGGTTGGTACTCCCAGCCTCACGACCAAGGCCGCTCTCACTAGGCTTGTTACTGTGGTGCAGCCAGATGACAGCGAACCCTGCGTTGCGGAGTTTGAGTAAGATGCTATTCATTCTGGCCCAGCTCTCCGCTTTGGATTCTTCTAGGCCACTGAAGGCAGAGCGAACTGTATCGATGACTACGACATCAGGGTTAACTTGAACCACCCACTTCTGGAACTCCATGAGTCCCTTCTGATCATTCAAGTTGATCTCGTTCTGGCTGATAAAGGGAGTCCACATTTTAAACTTATCAGTCGATCCGAATGAGTTGCGAAAACGATTAAGCATGTTGCCGATTGTTGCCCTGCCATTCTCCCAATCAAAGTAAAGAACATTAGCTGGCTTCTCCACCTCATACGCTCCCATCGCTCTACCAACAGCCAGATGGTACATAGCGTGTTGGCAGAACATCGACTTGCCATGGCCTGAGTACCCAAAGATTTGAGTAATGCTTCCCTTCCTTAACCATGGCTCGATCAGGTACTTAAAACTTGCAGCCTCTTCGATCAGCGCATCAGCATCAGCAACAGTGAGCGGTTTGATAATGTATTCATCTTCCTTCTCCTCTTCATCCACATCCAAAGTGAACGCAACATCTGCATCACCTTGGTCACGAGGAATATAATTACCTTCAATGTCGAATCTCTCTGGGTGGTTCCGCATCTCTTTCTCTCGAACAGAATCGAGATTAACTTTAAACTTATGTTCGGGTAACGGCTCTTCATAAAACTTCTCCATGAACTCTCGACCAGCCTTTTCCAACTCATCACCTACGCCATGCACTAGCACTGCATAGGATAGGTAAGAGAACACACGATCATGACAACCATGCCCACCAGTCATGGGGATTTTATTGCTATCAAATTGCTTTGCGTAATCCTCAGTCTCTTTCCAGATGTCTCGCCTCGTATCACCTTCCATAGCCAGTGACGAAAGATCAATCGATTCAAGTCCAAGAAACTCAGAGGTCACGGAGTCAACAGATGCTTGTGGTTTGATGTAGTCCTTAAAGGTAGGCATGTCCTCATGCAAGTCCATACCTTCTGGAATGCTCCATGAGTAGCCAGATGAGGGAGGTGCTTTAACGTAGCTGCCATCGCCACGGAAATCTAATCCATTGCAATCGATCCAGTGCTTACCACTATTAACCCCTGACCTTGGGCCACGGATTACACCATCCATTGGGTGGGCAAAGTAATAATGCCAACCGCGCTTGGTCTTCACTTGTATAGGAGAAAGATAACCTTCCAGTTCTGCACGTTCAACAGACTCCTCATTATCTGCATCGACTACGCATATCCCTGAGATTGCACCAGTGATTATGCCTACGTCTGCATCGGGCCACATTTCCCACCAGTGCTCTAAGTCTTCAGTTAATGGGTGCTCCTTCTGGTACTTCTTCCACTTCACTAATGGATGCTTCTCAGTAGATGATAGTGGGATGACTGACCAGCCCGATTCCAAATACTCCAGAGCTTTATCTAAATTTCCTTTGCTCATTTTTTTATTCCTTGTGATACGTCTTCAGCGCATTCTTTTCTTTTTGTGTTAACTCTCTGTCGATTGTTCTTGGGGCAAGCCCCCTCTTTATATGTCCTGTTCTGGCAATCACTTCTCGTACTTCGATAGGTTCAAAATAAAAGTCGAGTTCCAAATCAGGGAACGCAGTTTTTATATCTTCCAAAAGTTTTGAGCTAACACTGTCTGCATTGATCCACCTATAGAAAGAGGTTCTAGGGTGGCCTGTGTATCGGGCCATAGCACTTGGGCCACCAAGGTCTCGGAACAACCTGTTGATGTTGAGTCTGTATTGAACTGACATTTTATTTTTCCCTTGTTTAAAAAATGTATTGATTTCGCCACAATTGTGACATATCATTTGCATGATTACAAATTAGATCACATTTAATTAATAAGAAAGAAGGGAGATACACATGGGAATGTTTGATCCATCCAGTTATGACGATGACAGCTCTTCATTACCAACAAGTAAGATAGAAGTAGAAGGTGCAGACTTTTTAGAACGCATCCAAGAGCATGCTCTTGATGTTGTTCTATTACAGCAACGCTTTAAAGCTGCCAAAGAAGCCTTAGACGCTGCAACAGAGGGGTTAGCCATGGCATTACCCCCTGCTATGAGAGAAGTCGGTGAGCACTCTGTGAAGACCGAGCAGCTATTAGTACAGACAACAGTAGCTGAGAAGATGACATGGGATCAGGATGTTATGGCATACCTTTATAAGGGGCCAGACGATTTACCTGAGTGCATGAACGTGAAATTTGCAGTAACCAAGACACGCTACGAGAAGGCATCACAATTTGATCGAGATCGATTGGCTCATGCACTCACTCGTTCAGCCGCGAAACCTAAATTTAAAATCGAGGCCATCTAATGTTTAAAGTATTAAGCACCACCGATGCAGACGTTCACTTCGAGAAGACTCTCTTATGTGCTCATCATGGATTCGGAAAAACCACTCAAGCGATTCACGTTCAACGTGAGTACGGCAAGACCTTAATCATCTCCTTGGAGGGTGGCTTAAAATCTTTGTCGCTCGTATCCATTGATGTGATCCCTGTTACCTCTTGGGATGATGCTCATGATCCAGAGAAGGGAGTGTTCTCCTTTCGCGGCACGATGAGCATGATCACAGGCGCAGAATTTAAATCAATGGGATACAAGGCGATTTTCATTGACTCAGTAACCGAGTTGTCGGATCAGCTAATGTCTTTCTTGGAAGAGAAGCACAAGGACAACAAAAACACGTTTGATAAGTGGGGTGATAACTCTCGATTGATGATTGCTGCTTTGAAGTGGATGCGAGATTTGGACATGCACGTTGTGTGTACCTGTCTCCTAGCCGAGGAGGAGGATGACAATGGACAGACTACTTACTGGCCCATGGTTAAAGGTGGCAAGGTGAGTAAGCAAATCCCTGCATTGTTTGACCATGTGTTCTGTGGCAAGCGAAAGACTGCGGAGGTTGATGGAGAGTTAAAGGTGACTCGGTACTTGGTTACTGATCAAGTCCAAGGACATTACGCCAAAGCGCGTGATCCACGGAGGCGTTTACTGCCAGTGGAGAAGTGCGATGACATCACTGTGTTGTTTGCAAAGATGCAGATGAACGATGAAGAGTGGGCAAAGCACTCAAGCAATATTAATAAACTGGCAAGCACTAAAGCTGCCACAACGGAGAAGTAAACTTATGAGCGATTGGAATGGTTTAGCAGGAATAGACTTAGCAGGAATAGAAGCAGACAAGGGTGGTTCAACCCTAGCGGCTGGAGCACACATCTGTCGTATAGCAGATGCTGAGATTAAGAAGACTAAAAATGGCAAAGGCCATCGGTTAGCTGTAACCCTTACATCTATGGATGGGTCAGGTCAGGTCATCGATTACATGAACATTCACAACGCTTCTGCTGAAGCGCAGGAGATTGGTCAGCGTAGGCTGAAGACGATGTTAGTCAAGGCAGGTTATGCCCACTCAACTCCAGACGTTGCGAAAATGAAAGGTCTGACAGTTGGCGTTCATGTAGTGCAAGGTGCTGACTGGCAAGATCAGACAGGTGAGCGCAGAAAAGGTGGTGGTGAGCCACGCCAAAACAACCCGTACTTTGCTGCTGGAGATCAACCAGCCGCTCCAGTGGGTGCAACCAGCACTGCATCTAGTAAGGATAGCTTCGATGACGACATCCCCTTCTAAATCTTAGCATGATCACCAAGCCCCTTCATTGGGGCTTTTTTGGTACTAGAATAAGAGGACACGAGTATGGAAAAGTTTGATGGCAGTGACTACAGGCCAGAGCGAGATGACGCAAGGCTGGACAAGCAAATGGATCGGGTGAAACTCGCAACCCGTGATGGCGTACCAAAGACACTGGCTGCTATCGCTAAAGAGTGCGGTGATCCCGAAGCTAGTGTGAGCGCACAACTCAGGCATCTCCGCAAGGATAGGCATGGTGCTCACACTGTGGATAAGATTTACTTCTCCCAAGGAATTTACTTATACAAGGTGACTCTCAATGACAGATCAATCGCCAGCACTTAATGTTATCACGCTGATAGATAATGCTTATGACCTAGAGACGGAGAGCAAGTCTCGCAAGTACATAGGGGCCAGTGGAGTAGGTAATCCATGTGACGCTAACCTAGCGTTTTCATTGCGAGGATTCCCCAACACTGAGCCTCCAGCATTTCTCAAGCGCATCTTTGCGATGGGTCACATGATCGAAGAAGTGGTTGTCGCTGACCTCAAAAAAGTTAAGGGTGCAGTGGTCATCGAGAATGATCCTGAGACTGGAGAGCAGTGGAGTTATCAGGAGTTGGGTGGACACATTAGTTCGCACACTGATGGCATGATTGAGTTGGATGGTAAGACCTACATCCTTGAAATCAAATCCATGAACAACACCAGCTTCCAAAAGTTTCTGAACAAGGGCGTGAAGATTTCACACCACAGCTACTACTGTCAGTTGATGATGTACATGGCACTGGCTGACATGAAAGAAGCATTCTTTATTGCGTACAACAAAGACAAGTCTCGCTATCATGCGGAGATTGTTGAGTTCGATCAGCTTGAGTGGAGTTATCTAAAGCATCGCATAGTGACTGTGCTAGAAGGCAATGCTGCTAAGATTTCTGTAGATATAACTGACTGGAGATGTCGAGGATGTTTCAAACGAGATGTATGCTGGAGTGACATGGCTGTGCCAGTCGAGGCATCAAGCTGTCAGTTCTCTAAACCTGTCAAGGATGGCACATGGTTGTGTGATAACTGCGGAGGAACTGAAGGCTGCAATGATCCCGAAAAATACATGCGGTATCATCCACAGCCACGAGAGTAACTAAGGCGTTTTAGTTGTCGTCTTAGAACGATCTCCGAACCACCAAGCAAAACACATGGATGTGATTGCGATCACTTGTGAAGCCAACTCTTTCTGAGTCAGCGCATCAAATGTTGCAGCGATGTACGCTGTTAAACACACCATCATCAGGGTCAGTAATGGCCTCACCAATCGAAGTATATTATTCACCCATACGCTGGTCTCTCCAACACTGTTCGCATGTTGATACGAAGCCACACGAACTGATTCATCCGCAGCGACATTAACAATCGCTTGTTCACTCTCTAACTCATCTTTCCTAGCAGCAAGCTGTCTATCAAGCAGAGACTTCTCATGCTCGTAATCTACTTTCTTTGCTTTCAACTCTTCTTTGAATTGCCAGATAGATAGAACCTTGGAGACTACTGACCCAAATATTCCTACGCCTCCACCAAATAAGGCTGACCCTAACATCTCTAACATCATTACCACCTTGCCCGATTAGGGCGATCATCAACGTGTACAAACGTCTTATATTTAGTTCCGATACCTTTGAACCCAGCAAGTTCAGCAAGCTCAATGATCTCTTGCTTATCGTGATTGCCAATGGCAATGTCGAAAGCCGTAGAGGGATTACTCTTTGTTGCTCGATGCTGGCTTAGTGGTGCTCCACCGACTTTGGCATTATGAATCGGACAACGACAGCATGAGTTGATAGTCATCGGTGCGGAGAGAAGAACTCGAAGCGTCTCTAGTTTCTCAATAGCTTGCTCTGAAACGTAGGCGCAGCCGCACCCACATTTACAGGCAAACTCCGACCATTTAAAATGAGGACTCGCGTATTCACTCATCAGAATCCACTACTTCCAAATCCACTACTTCCAAATCCACTACTTCCAAATGAACCAGTGGACTTAGATTGACCAACCTCGGACTCGCCAGCCAAGGTATCTACGACACCCTCTCTAAGACCTTTGATTCCTCCAAGCACTGGCACTCGACTAGCTAACTCTCGAATACCCTGACGCTCTTTGGAGTTGGTTGACTCATTACCCATGGCATCTCCCAGTGCATCTGCTCCACCAGCCGCTACGTTATAGCCAGACATGAACAGACCAACCGAAGGCCCAAACACTGTGGAGGCCACACGCATCTGACCATAAGCACCATTATCTAACTGCTGTGCTGAGTCATAGAGCATGTTGGATAGGAGACCTAAACCACCCATCTGGATTAATCCATCTAAGTACCAGCCAGCGAAGTCATTCTCATCACCATGAATCTTCTTATCATAGCCAAGTGACTTGAGGAGGTTACGATTACGCAGTGCAGCACTCTGATCATCATCACCACCACGCACCTGAGATACGTCTTTCGATGCCATGGATGCCATACCAAAACCAGCACCAACTGTTAGTGCATATAGCAATGGGTAGACGTTTCGGTTTGCAGCTTCACTAACTAATCCACCTTCTCCTAGAGTCAAACGCTGCATCATCAAGGGGAATGACTTGAGCTGGAAGGCGATGCTTCCCCACGGAGTCTGCGCCCAAAGCGGTACATCGTTGGAGTTAGGAGTGAAGATGCTTTCGTTAGCAAAGCGGATCATGCCTTCACGAACAGAATCGTTATCGAGGATACGAGGATCGTTTAAATCTTTAGCACCTTCTTTACCGAACTCAGCCAGACCATAGCGGTTAAGGAAGCGCATTGAAGTTCTATACTTCGCTGTGCCTTTCTTAGCTGTTAGGGCTGTACGTTGCTCAGAGATAATGGCTTGATGGAATACTGCACCAGACATTTCTCGGTTCATGTTTGTCCATGGAGTTAGCATGGTGAAGTTGAAGAAAGCGTTAGTTGCTTTCGTTGAATCAGCTCCAACCAAACCAGTGAGACGCTCATGAGTTAAGTTCTCAATGGCAACACCGACCTTCTGAATATCCTGTCGATACTGAGGATCAGCGGCATACTTTCGTAAGCCATTTGCCCATGCTCTGAAGTTTCCAGAACGAACAAGTGGTAACGCTACGTCACCCAATGAGGTGAGTGTAGTCCAGCCAAGCAGAGACACTGCGTTAACAGATCGAAGTACCTTGGATGTCTTGTTCTGCATCTCAAAGAACGTGTCCTGTGGAGACACAGGCTTACGCTGGGTTGTATTAAATAGACCCTGAGTAAACTTGTACTCCTTCTCTTGGATCATGCCCTGCTTACCTTCAAACTCAGCCAGAGCATTAGCGATAGCATCTGCCCTCTTCTCCCAAGCCTGTGTCGCTTTGGGGTGAGTGGCAATCAAGAAGTCACGCGCTGCGGCTGGCCCTTGAGTCTTTGCAATTTCCAATGTTTGGTTTGCAATCTCTTGTGCTTGAGCTGGGTCTTGGGTCATTGGAGTGAATAGGTCATTCTCAATGGTGGCCTTTGTTGTTCCTTCAGCGTCTGGCACAATAATCTCACGAGAGAACACCTTGCCTTTAGTGATTAAATCAACGACTCCACGCAGACCATGCTCGACTGTATAGATGTAGTCATAGTAACCATGAGAGCCTGTGCCAAACTGATTTGCCATTGCCACTCTGCGAGTAGATAGGTCAAAGTATTTGGTCATCATGCCTTCGAGGTCGTTCTCTAAATACTTCTCCAAAGACTTGAGTGAGTCAGGGTACTGGTCAAGACGGAGCATACGCTGGTAATCAATGTGATCACCTGTTGCATCTCTACGTCCACCTGTTGGAGGAGGCATGTACACGCCATCATCATCAGTTAAACGATTAAAGATATTGCCAGCTTTCTCTACAGCCTGTTGCGGAGTGATGTCAGCGTTACGCTCAGTGATTGACTCTCGCATTAAGTGACGAGCAAGTTCAGATACGACTCCATCTTTATCCCGAATCATGGCTTCTTTGTTCCACACTTGAGGGAAGTAGTCCTCGATGTGGCCCATGATTACGCCCGACTCTTTTAAGCTGATCGCCTCTTGAGAGAACACTGCACGAAGGTCTTGATAGACCGCAAACTCTTCTGGAGACAGACGCTTCTCTGACTCATGCCCAAGAGGTCTACGCAACGTCTTCACGATACGAGTGACACTAGGAGCCTGATTGGTTCTTAGAGGATTATTCTTTGAAGCCCAAGCTCCAACAATACCTTTTGCATCGGGAAGTTTTTTGATCTTTAGAATGATCGGAATAATCCTGCGAGCAAGCTCAGAGTTCTGCTTCTCGTGGAAGCCAGAACCAGAGAGAGGCTGGATGAAATCACCTAACCACTTCATGCCATTGCTGCGGAGACGATCAGAACCCTTGGAGAAGAACTGCTTTGGCCCGTACTGAGATAAGGTTTTTGCTTGAGCTTCTGACAGTGGCTGGCGTTTAGCCACAGCTACCAATGCAGAGGTTAATGTTGGGGGAGCACCTTGATCCTCCATTGGAGTTACTGCATCTGCCCAACCACGATTGTTAATGTTGCCTTCAGAATTAATGGCAGCAGTAAGCACTGCAAAGTTAGGGTTATCCGCATCAGTGTCAACAACTCTGCGCTCACTATAAAGCATAGGACTGTCTTCATCGAACAAGTCGGAGGCAAGATGGTGCATCTTCTTGTTATCAAAGAATACCATCTCTTCATAGTTAACTAACTCTGAAGTTTTAAGCTCTCCAAATTCATCATTGGTATTGACGCGATTAGTCGTACTACCCACCTTGGCTTCATAACCAAGTGACTCCAACATATCGTCAATGAACGCACGAGCTAGTGGCCCTCCATCCAGACTTCCATCTGATAAGTTTGACTCCAAGATATTGTAGAATTGTTGCCCACTTAAAGTGTTATCAGGATTAGCTGCCACTTTATCCGCAACTGCTTCTGCAATTGCTTGGGCGAGGCCACCTTCAGAACCATTTAAAATGACTTGTTGATTGTCAGTGGGATCAGTAGTGCTAGTTTCAAGCTCCTTTACGCGACCAATCATTTCATTGATCAGGTCACTGTCTGGACGATGAAGGGTTTTATCAAACATAGCGACCCGTTCAGCACCGACAATAAGCGGTATCATTACTGGGTCTGCTTTATAGCCAACGACTTGATTAAGGACTTGGTTGAGCCTACCAACCTCCTCATCAGCCATAACGTAGGCTTGGTTAAAGAACTCTAAATCCGTAAGGTCTTTGTCTAGCTCTTCTTCCATCCGAGCGATACGATCTGGATCATTACTCTCTCTGCCTAATCGAGCTATCATCTGCTCTTTAGACCTGATTTTATTCTGAGTCATCACAATGCTTTCGGCATAGTGAGAGCTGTCCATGTGAGCCTCATGAAGTAGCTTCACGTTATCCATCATCGAAAGAAACTTTGATGGGCCAGCAATTGTTGAAGATTCCTTAAATATCTTCTTTTCTTTTGCAAGAGCTTCCATCATCCCTTGCAAAGAAGCAAGAGTTGGGCGTTTTGCAAACGTCTCAAATCCTACATCAGCATTAGTTGTGGCATGAATACCTCGACCATGACGACCATCGGCAGAAGGTCTGAGCACAGGGTTTTTGTTGCGGTCAAATGCTGCACCATTAGGGCTGGAGTGCCATACGATTTGTATTGAACCATCAGCTTTGCGACCAAGACCTCTGGCTGCATTATCCATTAACTTGAATCGAGTTGGACTGGCCTTCTCTGCATAATCCATGTAGCTATTGATCATTTTATCCTTCACCTTTGGAAGGACTGCTCTCAAGAATGTATCTTTTAAAGCGTCAGCTTGCTGTATCTTAACTTCATTCGCTCCAAGAGGTTCAGCGTAAGCAAGCTCGTCAAAGATGCCAACTAGCTTGTGCTTATCAACCACACCCTCAGTTAGGTATTTAACGCTGTCACGAACATCATCAAAGATGTCTATAACAGTGTTAGCTTCTTTGTTTGTTAGGCCAGTAAAGATGTTATTTCTTTGTGGGAAACTACCTGCCATGTAATGAATGAAGGACTCAGTAAAGAAGTGCTCCATTTCTTGATGCTCACTAGCAGAGCCTCCAAGGTAATTACGAACACGTTTCTTTATTACCTCTGGCTGTAAGCGATAGGTTTCTAAAATGGCTATCTTACTGGAGGATGGGATCGCTTGAGTTCTGAGAGCTAGGCGAGCCATGCCTCTCATACCATCTTTAATTCCCTCAGTGCTTTCTCCTGAGATCATAGCCAGATTGGTGACATCCTTACGGATTCGGCTCAAGAACGCTCTCATTTCTTTAGAGCTTAGATCAACTGAGTTGATCATATCTCTAGCGTAAGGAGTGTTAGGATCACCGATTCTTCCCCAGTGAGATTCAAGGTCGTCCACAATGGTATAAGCATCTAAGAATTTTGTGCTTAAAAACTCACTGTTGGTTTCCATATCAAGCATATTTAAGAATCGAGACATGACCTGACGTATGGAGTTCTGTATCAAATTATCCCGATGGGTGAACATCCGTATGAACTCTTGTCCCTGAGTTGACATGCCGTTTGGTATGCCTGTTTTCTCATCGACTGGCCCATTAAACAGACGCTCTTCTTTATCTACGAGCATCCTGACAATGTGACCTAGCTTAGTGTCATTCTTAGCTGCTTTTGCTCTTTTATTTTGTCCACGCCTTATCATCTCAAGTCGTATTGCTCTGACGTTGCCTGCGCCATTTGCATCTCCAGCAGCGTCATCTGAGATTGCTTCACGCAAAAGATGACGAATGGTTGGAGTATCTAACTTGTTGTACCTTGCATCTTCTTTAAAGTTTTTAGGTAATTTTGCAGGGGTACTCTTCCACCTCTCTAAAAGCGCAGCAGCCGCTGCTGGGCCTTTAATGTCAAAGCCTCCAGCCAGATCAGTTAGCTCCTTAATAGAAAGGTCTTTAACTGAAAACTTTTCAGACTTAAATTGATCACGAGGAGTCTTTTTAACTTTCTTATAATTAGCCTTATTAGCCCATGTCACTAAGGTCTCAAGTGAAGGTTCGATCTCTGGCTTCTTCTTCTGCCAAGCCAACTTTATCTTGAATCCATCACGATACTTTTCAAGCGCATCAGGGAAGGCATCTTTAGACATGCCAGACAAGATAAGCTCTTGCTCATTGCGGAAATACTGAGCACGCAAAGTATCATCTAGCTTGTGAACGAGTTCACGAACACCACCAGTCTCCCAATGCTTCGCAAGCTCGTAAATTAATTCTTTCTCCGCTTCCATTGGCATTTCAATCATGCCTGATTCTAAATCTGCCCACTCTTCTGGAGTAAGATCACTACCCATCTTGCCCTTATCTTCAGCAGACTTTTCACGAATGATGTTATAGATTCCCTCAGAGGCTTGACGGAGTTCATCATACATTGAAGAGACTTGTCTGAACTTACCCGTTGGTGCTCGCTCACTGGTTAATGACCAGAAAGATTTAGCCAATTCTTTCATTGGCATAACCATGTCTTTACCAGCTAGTGCGCCCTCTATATTCTCATTGTGAAAAGTGTTCATTCCAATACGAGACTTAATAGCTTTGCCTGTAGGTGTATTAGGTTCAGCGTTTAGTAAATCAATCTTCTTGGTATTCTGTACCAACAAGTCTCGGTGCTGCTTTTCATTTGGAATGATGTTGATGAACAAGCGTTCTAAATCAGGATCGACTACTCCAGACTGTTTAACAAAACGCTCGTACAGATATTTAAAATACTTTTGGACTTGCTGGAAGTACGTCTCCAACTGAGCGTCTGGTGAAGCTTTAGTTCGCATTGCAAATAAAGAAAAACTTTCTGCAAAAAACTCTTGAGGCGTAAGGTCTGAGTTGTGAATTATTAGCTTGTTACCAATGCGAGATGTGTTAACTCCTGTGCGATATTCGCTGCCAATAGGTAGCGCATCAGCCATCTTCTCTACGTCTAGGCTTCCGTCTTCTTTGTAGTATTTGCCCATCGCTTGCATGAAATCACTTCTTTGACCAGGAGTCAGTATGTTGCCATACATCCAATGGGCCATTTCATGGTAGAAAGTCGCTAGCTTGGGGGTAATAAAACCATCACCATCCATGATGGTAACTTCATTTTTGCTGTATAAAGTATTCCAAGTACCCTCGCTGCCTCTCTTATTTTGCCTTTTCTTGTTGAAAATAGGAGCGACATCTGAGTAACCCAAATCTCCAAATCGATCTAATAGAGCCACTGCATTTTCTACAAACTCAGTGCCATGGGATGAAAACTTTTCCCGTATTTGAATGATGGCTGCTTTACGAGACTGAGTGTTTCTCATGACTCCATTAGGCAGTAACTTTGCACGAACATCTTCAATGGCTTTGGTTGCGTCCATTCGGCTCTTCATTACAGTAGAGGTTCTACTCCAAGGTAAGGTAGTCATGGCAGTTGCTATTTTATCAAATTCGGCAAGAGAAACACCTAAGTAACCCTTTTCGTTCATAGCTCTTGAAACAACAGGATTAAGAGCGTCTCTTAAAATGACAGCATCTTCTTGAGTCAGTCCTAGATCAGATAAAGTTCTATCAAAACTTTCTATTGGCAGTGGCTCTGGATCGCTTGCTTTTGGAGTTGATGATGGGGCTTCCGCAACAGTCTCAGCAGTAGGAGCAACTGGTGCAGTTTCTTCTGGTACTCTGCTAGGTGTAGGTTCTCCAATAAGACCATTAATTTCTTCAAATAATTTCTTATCATCCATGGTCGGAATGTCAGATTCCATCGATGCCGTGGTGTAATCTGGGCCATCTACAGGATCAACTGGTCTTTGATCTGGAGCAGTGAGTTCATCAATTGTTCTTGCAGCATCATCAAGTGCAGTAGCTGGTGCTACTGGATCAGGAGCAACTGGTGCTACTGGAGCATTGGATGCAGCTTGTTCATCTGTGTAGGCTTTAATGCGAGCAGCCAGATTAGTGATGTTGATAGAATTGAGGTCTTCTCCTTCTATCTTTAGTCCATACTCTTCAATGATTTTCTTCATCAAGACTTTGCGCTGCTCTGGTCGCTTACTCTTGACTGCGTTATCTATTTTCTTTTGGTCAACACCCATATCTTGAAGTAGTGCGATAGACTCATTGGTTAAATCAGACTTAGGGCGACCAGTAGCTACAGGAGCGGCATCTGGTACTGCGGCTTCTATCGCATCATCTGCTAGTGCAGGAGTTACTGGAGCATCTACGACTGGAGCTTCGGCAACAGCCTCTGCCACATTCACATCAACAGAGGCTTCTTCAATTTTTGCTCCAGTTGCAGGAGCTACAGTGGGTTCTGGAACTGTGGTTGGAGAAATAGGATCAGCAACGTCTGCCTTTGGTGGTGTTGGTAACGCTTCTTCTACTGGAGCGATAGGCACTCGTGTTGTAGGTGCTGGTGTAGCTTGAGAAGCCTGAAGTGAGTTACGAATCTGGATGACACTTTCTTTTAGGTCAGCTAATTCTTCACTCTCTTTGAAGAGAGCTTCTTGCGCCTTACCAGAGGCAGTCTTTAACTCCTCATCAATTTCTGCCTGACGAGCTGCACCATTGCGTAGCTTAACGCGAGAACGATTAAGTAAATTAATCTGTGCAACAAGAGGCTTACGACCAACTGGATTGGTGGTTTGATCTAACTTAGCTTGAACTCGATCAATGGCTCCAGTGAGTACATCGTAGTCATCTTTGTCTGCCCAACTGATGGCTTCTTGTACTGGAACTTTTCGATCTGCTGCATCCATCTCAGCACGTTGAGCTTCCATCGCATCAAATTGAGCTGATTCTGTAGCTTCCAACTCAGCACGTTTGTCGTATGCGGCTTGAGTTTCTGTTTCTAGCTTTGCGGTAGCTCCTTCTGGAGTCATAGCAAAATCAACTTCCGCTTGAGTCATCATTGGAATTGATTCGGGAGTGTAGCCTTCATCAAGTAGACGTTGGGCCTGCTTGGTTCCTATGCGAGCACCCCATGCTCCAGAGAAAGCAGCCATGATTCCACCAAGACCAGCACCAGCAAGAAGACCTATACCACCAGCCATTGCACCTTGAGCTACGCTGTACTCATCTTGCAATCCAACTTCTTGTTGGTAGCCTTGAGTTAGGGCATCGATGCCTACTCCAACAGGAGCAGCAACTGCACCCTCGACTAATGCACCACGTTTGGCAGCAGCTTTTACACCAGCTCGCATGCCACTTTCTCCAACTGCTACAGCTCCACGAGCTGCGGCTTTACCCACTGCTGCACCAGCACCAAAGCCGATGAGGTTAAGAGGGTCAGCCAGAACAGATTGGCCTATGTTAGCTGCGACATTGAATCCACCGATCTTATCAGCAAAGCCACCCTTACTATTGAGCATGGGAACTTTATGGTAAAGAGAAGACATACGAGCCATGTGAGCGCGTTGCTCTTCGTTGGCACTACTTGATTCTGCCCAGTTTATGCCAGCACCAACAGTGTTTAAGTTGTTCCAAGATTGATCTTCATGGAACTCCTCAAGCATCTCTTTATCGTCTGCGAAGTAACGGCCTTTCCATTTGCGGTAGTAGTCACGGATGTCAGCCAGCGCACGAGGGTCACTAAGGATTTGATCGTCTGGCGTGTCTTGAAGGTATGATGATGTCGAAGGGTCTGATGCGTTTTGTTCAGATGTAACTCTGGCTTGAATTTCAGCCGCTCTTGCAGAAGGTAAAGACATTCGGTACTCCAGTTTCCGAAATTAATTTATTAAGGAAACTTTATTGGAGTGCCGCGTTTAGGTCGTCCTAAAAGTTCTCGGAGTCTTTTATTACTTTCCGCATAATTTTCTTCACTTCAAAGGTTATTTTGTTCAGTCGTATTAAGTTTTCCTTTATGATTTTATCTAGCTTTAGTTGATCGTTTGCAACAGTAGTTTTACCTAGCTCTACTTTTGACTCTTCGTGAGACTTGGCTAGGTTTCTAAACTCTTCTTGCAGATTAACAAGGTCGTCTCTTTCGCCATAAAAACTTGTTGATGTCTGAGCATCGAGATAATTAACAGCGTCATCTATTGTCTTGATTCGTGAGTTACTCCCAAAGTCAGGAGTGAATAGAGATGGGTCGTACCTTAGTTCTTTATCGACTTCAACTTTTTTGACTGGAGCTTCTATTTCCTTACTAGAATCAATCATCGTCCTTATTAACTGATCAAGCTCAGTTGTAACTGCTGACATTTCAGCTTGACTTGCTCGCATTCCAAAAGCCTTTTGTGGGTCTTTTTTACGAGCTGATAAATCCTGTTGAGTCTCATTTAGCAAAATAGCAAGTGAAGCCTTTGCGGTACTATAACCAGCTAAGTTATCTGATTGACTGGCATTATTCATCTGATCAATAAAGTATTGAGCATCTGTTTGAAACTCACCCATATACACTTCTTTAAATCGAATGGGAGTGTATTGAGTTACACCAGCTAGGCTTCTTGAATTTAACTGTAAACTTGCCATCTGACTGGAGTAAGTTGGAACATTAATACTTTCAAGCCATCCATTTAAAGCTGCTGTTATTTGTATTGGGTTAGCATTCTCCCATGCTCCAGACTGAATCTCATTATCAACGAATACACGCATCTCTTGAGCAATGCTTGAGTCGATTATGTAACGCTGCGCTACATTATTAATCTCTGGCTTGTATTTATCTGGCAAGCCTACAAAGTTGTCAAGAAGAGTGGAGTTGGTTAGTTGCTTGAAGTCAGCTACTCGCTTTTGATTTGTAGTGGTTGCCTTCATTAACTTCTGTTTAATAGCATTGTTGTGAGTCGTCATGCCTGTTAGGTCAAACACTTCTTGTTTCTTTCGGACTTGATCCCAAGTCTGAGTGATGATGGCTGGGTCAGTAAGCCCCCAACGCGAAAGATCAGCGGTGACAGTTTCGATAGTGGCTGTTGTGTAGTTAGCATCAATATCTTTCTTTGCACTTTGAAGATCAATTGCTGGTTGCTTGGCTTGATTTTGGTCAAACACTTTAAGTTCCTGTGCATCTACAACTTTCTTTTGACCTAAGTCATAAGCAGATTCAGCGTTAGTTGCTGCGCGTGTGATCACAAGGTCAGCAGCTTTTAAAATGTCTGCTTGAATATCCCTTCTAAAGGTGATCCCCTCTCTTCCAAAGACAATATCCTTTTGAGCTTGCTCAATGACTAGGCGAGTAACCGCTTCTCTAGCTGCATCTAAAGTCATTTCGTTAGATGTGTTTGTGAAACTCCTGTCTTTGACCAGTTGAGCAGCAGAAAGAATAGCGGCTTCTTGTTCGCTATTGAAAACAACTTGTTTGTTATTAAAGGTAATCCTACCCTCATTAAAGATAATATCAGCCTGATTAAATTCCTTATCTCTTTGAGCTTCAGTCTTTATAGCTTTAGCTACTGCGTCATCTATGAACGCAGGGTCTACATTAGGATAAACTCTCTTTAAAGTTTCTGCGTCAAAAGACCCAGTGGCTATAAGCTCCATTACTTTCTGCATCTGTGGGGCTTGAACTTCTGAATAAAAACCCTTCTGCATTTCACCCAAGCGATTCCCCCCAACACCTGCTTGTCTACTATAAGACTCCATCATAAGTGGGTTGTTTTCAAACATTTCTGTAAAGCTAGTGTTTAAATCTTCGACTGATCTAGCACCATCTCCTAGCATAGAGTTTTCATTCAGACCTCTTTTAAGGTCTTCAAGTACAAATGCGTCTACTTTTCTTTGTTGCTCCGTAGCAGCAAAATCATCAGCAGCTTTCTTCTCCGCAAGGGATTTGTTCTGGGCAGCAACAATGCTTTGGAGACGCTGTTGCGTTGGAGCATGCTTCCTCAACACTCCACCTGAGTTTGCATCCCAAGCGTCTGATAAACTCTGCTCGGTCACTTCTATGCCAAGTTCAGATTGATTCTTTAAATGTTCGTTGAATAGCTTGGCAGCTTCTCTTCGGTTTGTTGTAGACCTTTCACGTTGGGCTTTCATCCCATCCATTATGGAAGCAAACATTATGAGTCATCCTCCTTGTCTCGTGTGTAGTCGTAATCGAAGTTCCAGTCGTTCTCGCGCAACCTACTCAGTTCATCGCCAAATGCCCCACCCTGCCTCACAAGATTATTGTAAGCACCAGTCTGCATATTGTTAGTTAGGGTTGCAGCATTGTTGAGCGCACCTTGACCATCAGACTTACGAGATGTAGTCATCATATCGAAAGGCTTGGAGTAGTATTGATCGTACTCGCTAGTGATGTTGCCTCGGTTTGTGTTGAGTAGGTTCTCATAGTCAGTGGCTTTGCCAACTGCTCGTGTCTGAGCATCTGTTCTAGCTTTGCTCATTAAATCAGCGTACTTGGTTGTGAGTTCACGTTTGCGATCATCTTCCAATGAGGAGTCAAGCATGCCTTTTGAACTTTGGGTTGCATAGCCTTGTGAGTTAACTCGGTCAATGACGTTGTTAAGATCGTTCACGTTCTGATCAAAGTAAATGTTGGTGTCGTTCTGAATTGACTGAGGCGTAACCTGATCTCTGGCTCCGAGGCGGTCAAACACATTCTTTAGAGTGGCCTGATATTTTCTCATCTGGTTCTGTTGATCAGTTCGCATGTCGATGTCATAGCCCTCACGCAGACGAGCCATGTCTAACATCTCTCTTTGAATCTGCATCTGCTCTTCTTGCATTCTTGCATTAGCAGAGTTAGCAGACATTGTTTCACTTGCTCCAAGTAAAGCAGTGCCAGCGTTAAATAATGTTCCCCAAGCTACCATGATGTCACCTTAAAAGTTTTGTACGTTATTGGATAAGCCAGCTCTTCGAGAGGCTGTGCCATTATCTTGGTAGCTGTCCAAACGAGCATACGTCCAGCGTCCATTACGATCTTTGATTCGCTTCCAGAATGTCACTCCGTCTAAACTAAACGCTTGACCATTTTGACCATACGCTCCAGTACCATCTGGATCGGTAAGGTTATCTGGAAGAGGGATGTCTTCTCCAACTACTGGGTCGCTAGGAGCAACAGGAGTTTCTGATTGGTTCCCTTGACTCTGGCCTTGACCACCAGTGTTATTTTGGTTGCCACCATCTGGTCGGTTAGCTGGGCTGTTAGGGTTGGCGTCTTCGCCAATCATAACTGTGGAGTCGAGATGGTTTGCTTTACCTTGTGGAATTAGGGAGGTTATACCACCATCACTTTTACCTACAGGAACCCCGTCAAGGAATAGTGTAGATTTGTCATTTCCGAATCGATACTCTTCTCCATCACTGTCTGTGATAACTGGGCTAACGGCCTTGCGAGTAATTACTTTTCCATCGGGTAATGTGTAAACACTGGTTGTGTATTCATCAAGCATTCCCTCTACAGTTCGCTCAACTTTTACCAATCCAGACTTGACCCACTCATCAAGTTTAGAATCCAGTATTTCATACTGGTATTCTTTAGGAACAACTGGACTTGCGTCAAGATTAAACTGATTCATTATGTCGTAGACATCTAACCATGCTGCATCCTGATCTTCAGCGGTGACTATGGTATCGCCAGAGTATGTCTTATCTTTAAGCTCACTCATTTCTTGAGCTAGTATTGTTTGAGCATCTTCGCCTTGACTGCTTAAAACCTTGAGTCGGTTAGCCCAATACTCTTGGTTGTATTTAGCTTTCTCTACATTCTCATCAGCCTTAACTGTGACATTTTCTAAGTTAACTCCAAGGTCATCAACGTCAAAAACAATATTATTTAATTGCTCAGTTGAAAGCTCTATGCCTTCCTCATTACGCAAAACATCATCTTGGATTTGGAATTGGTTTGCGTAAACGTCATCCACTTCTTTTTCGGCTTGTGCTATTCGGTTTACTTGTGAGTTGCGCTCAAGAAGATCAGCCTTTTGATCAGAGATTTGCTGCTTCTTGTTTTTAATAATGTCATTTTGTACATCGACTATATTGCCGTTTACATCTACAAGCTGATAGCCATATTCTTTTTGAATCTCGTCTAGTCTAAGGAGGTCATCATTGGCAGAATCGACCTGACTTTGAACGCCCCTAATCTCATTACCTGTTGCGTCTCGGTTAGTATCGATTGCGCCTTGGTTTTTTTTAATTAAACCCAAGTTGTTTTTAACCCCTTGAGATGAATTATTAAGCTGGTCTTGAAACTCTTGATTATTATCAAGCACCCCAGTTTCAAAACTTTCTGCCCAGTCTTGTAGCCATTCACGATCCGCAACTTCTACTGGGTTAGGGATCGCAGCAGGAGGAGGAGTAACGGGAGGAGCGTTGTTTCCACCTGTAATTACTGGAGATGTAATAGGAGTCGTTACAGGATTGTTTTGGCCTTGCTCATTAGGGCTGGGATAAACGGGAGTAGGAGCTGGGGCTACTTTATTTTCTCCACCACCAGTGCCAGTGCCACCACTTCTGTCCCTGTAATCTGGCGCAGGAGTATTGGTGGACACATTACCGCTATAGTTACTGTGAACATTGCTCTCACCACGAGGGTCTTTGTTTCCTTGGCCCTGTTCGTTAGGACTAGGGCTTCTCTGTGTCCAAGCCATTCCGTTCTCCTTAGATAATTGCCGTTGCTGTTGACAGGCTTACTTGAAGTCCTACACAAGCAGAGTCTGCGTTGGTTACGGCAAAGTCAATTGACTTACCAGCACTGGTCGCATCGATCTGAATGACTGTACCAAATGTTTGGTTGGAGCCAGTAGATGAAACAGAGAAGGTTGATCCTGCGCTCGCTCCATCTACAGTCATGGTGACATCACAAGTTCCTGCTTCTGTCTTCAAAGAGACTCCATCAACGCGAAGAATCTGTTTCCATAGTCGCATCAGGTGAAGACTGCCGTTGGTTACAGCACCAGTTTTGTATAGAGGGTACATTGCTGCACTAAATCTCTCTGGGAACTGAGCAACTGGAATTTTTCCTGTGGCATCTAAAGACGCTACTCCGTTAGCCGCAGCCTTGGATGTTTTAAGAACAACCGAGGATAGGTTTAGGTCTGCAATCTCAAAGCCAGAACCAGAGGAGTTGATGCGGAGGTAACGCAAAGCGTCTGAGCTGGATGGGACTGGAAGTGACGCATCTGGAGATGTTGAAATCCATGCGCCTGACTCTTTNAACTTTAGTTCTGCTACTGCACCAGAGGTGTCTACCCAAAGGTATCCATCATTTCCAGAAGGAGTTGATGAGCCTACGTTCATGTGGGCTTTGTCGGCAATCTCAGCGGCAAGTGTTGCAACCTTGGCTACTGGGATTTCTCCGTCAGCAATCGCTAGTTTGTTGTAAGTGATAAAGCCGTTTGAATCGGTGTACTTATCCTCAGTCATTAGGCCAGAGACTCGCACAGAGGCTGTGTTCTCAATGGTGAAAATAGTGATCAAGTCACCTACTGACAAAGCCGAGTTAAAGGTCACAGTGTTGGTGCTTGAGGAGGAGGTGAAGTCATTTGCTCCACCTGTCTGCTGCAAGATGCCGTTGCGATAAACTAAGATTTGCTCTTGGTCAGTGTGAACGAATGGGACGATTACTTGGTTTGCTACAGCGGTTACATCTGATCTACGGAAGTTTGAGATAGAGCTGGGACGAATCGAGTATATAGAGGCTTTGATTCCTGCGCCAACAGCAGTTCCTAGAGTAACAGTATTAGCTGTGGAGTTTGCGGTGTACGTTGATTCGGCTTGTAGTATGCCGTTTAGATAGACCAGCACGTTGTCAGTCGCTGCCTCAAAACTGTATGCAATGACTGTAGCACCTGTTGCCATAGCAATGTCTTGTCGATTGAAAAATATGGGCGCATTGATTGTGCCTACGTCTGATCCAGCCGCTCCACGAATGTCAGCGATAGCAGCAATAGATTGCCATCCCTCGGTGTCAGTGGTGTAAGTTCCAACACGATATTCTAAGCCAGAGGTAGTATCGAGACGGATTTGTACAACACCATCAAAATCTCCACTGGCATCAAAGATCGAATCCAAGAGTTCAGAAATAGACTTATTGCCAAGCTCCGCTGAGTTGATATAGCGAAGTATATTTTCAAACTCAGTATTGATGTTACCAGTAGACGTATAGTTCTGTGGGTGCTGCTGTCTGATGCGAGCCATTTTCAATTACCTACTTTTTAATGTTAATGGCTACTCCCAGAATCTGGATCAGCCCTTTACCTTTAATTGTGATCTTTAGCTGAATGCCTCGATAGCGATGCTCCAACTTGCGGTTAAACTGTCGATTCAAGGGAACATCTGGAAATTCCCCAGCAACTAAATCATCTTGAATCTGGAAATTATGAGTCGATAAGATTCGGCCTCCATCATCAAATGCTTCCACTTGAATCTCTCCCTCTCCTGTTGCCTGTATGAGCATGGAGTGAGATTGCTTTATTTCGGTCATAGTGCCATGCCACAAAATTGGGGTCGTCACTACTGCTGTAGGGTATTCCTCTGCTGCATCTTCACTGTATCGGTACTCCCAAATCTGTCCGTTGTTACCAAATAAAGTAGTTCCTCCTAGAGCTGCTGCACACTGAGTGTTGTTGAAGTCACCTGTGTTCCACTTGTTTGATTCTGAAACATCATTGGGAGCCAGAGTAAGAGTGAGTCTTGTGCATAGAGAGTTGGAGCGAGGGAAGAATATGTGATACTGGTGCTCATCTTGATCGTAGTGAGCAGAGATGTCTTCTGGATTAGAGACCTGACTGATCAGTTTACGATAGAGGCGAGTGACTTTTGCTGACATCGGTTCGATGTTTGCAGTTATGCCGTTTGCTGATGATCGTGCCAGACGATATACACCATCTCTTGCACAAAAGAATACTCCGTCAGCAACTTCCTTTATGGTGTTGTGAGATATAGTTCCAGCGTTAATGATGATGCTGTCATCAATGGCGATCTTGGTATTGTCTGTGGAGATTTCATACACCACGCCTTTGTCTTCTGTAAAGATAACAAGGCGAGAGTTCTCGAATGTGCCAAGACCTTTTATGGAACCTTGGTTTCCGATTACGTTTCCGATGTCAAAGAAGATAGCCTTAGTGACCTGCTCCGCATCTGGCTCCTCATCTTCTGGGAATATTTCTGAGTCATCCACACGACTGACCTTTAGTTTAGTTGAAGAGCCTTGCCCTCCAGCAATGACCAGCCTGTTCTGGAGTGTGGTGATATAGGCTGGGTCTTGAATATTCTTGGATGAGGATTGTTTAAATATTGTGCCATCAAAATATTCGAGTGGTTTCCCTCTTGAGGAAAATACAGTCTTGCCACCAAATACTGTGGAGGTGACAACTGCATCCACATCATAGATGTCGATTAGGTCTGCACCATTATCTGCAATCAAAGCTGTACCTGAGTCTTGGGATTCGGCCCACACTGCTAAGTCACTTCCGTAAAAAGCCAGATGACGGATAGTCCCGACAGTNGTCTTTCGTAGGGTTGCTCCATTGTCTCGGATGATTGTGCCTCTCCAATCACAAGAGGCATTAATGCAATCAACTAAATGTTGCTCATCGCCTGTGTCCAATGATGACTTATCTCGGCTTGAATCCACGCCTTGAAAGTTATGATAGGAGTGCGTTTTTAAGTTAACGCCAGATGGTGCGAGAGTGCTAGACATTATCGGAAACTCTGATCAAAATATGGCTTCAATGTTCCATGCTTCATGATGTATAACTTCTGATTCATGGTGCGGAAATACTTCTCTCCAGCCATCTGAGATTTAGATGAGTGTTGCTGGACTGCGTAATGAAATAGCATTCCTAATACAATAATGTTATCTGGAACTTCTCTGGCTTCTTGGATAGACACATAAGGTTCAAGTGCAGTGCCAGTAAAGTAAGGATGGCTATTGATTTCCTCAAGTACCTCGTTTGCAAACTCCATCATCATCAAAGAAACATCACCATCAACAGTTGATGGAGTGAACTCCCCATGCCTACGAAGGGCTTGCATAATTAGCTCTTCCAATGGGGAGTTCAGGTCGCGGATTTGGGGGTTCATCGATGCCATAATTATTTCTCAGCGATCAGTCTGCCAGTAGTAATGAAGGAATGACGAAGTGCTTGGCTTAATATCTCTTTGGGTATGGGCCAGATATAGGATTCATCGGATAGTACGACTGGCTTGACGATTGAGTCACCTACCTTTAGAGAGAATGGTGCATCCTCTTGACGAGGGTTGACGTAATTGACAGTCCCTGTCTCTGTCTTACTGGGGGTTTTCTTTTCTGACATTGTTATCTCCTGATATAAAAAAACCGAGGGGTTGCCTCGGCTTTTATTGTTGTCTTTAAACTAGGTTAGGTCGTCCTATGAGACAGTTAACCAGTTCTTAACAACGTGATGCACTTTAGATTGCGTCAACTCTAAGCCGCACTCAGTAAGATACTGGTGCTTGCTTCCGTCAGTGTCCCTATTTTGGATGTCACGCTCTAACTGAGTGTCAGAGTTGGCAAGGTAGCGATACTTCACGTTAGGCAAGTCCAGAACCACCATTGAGTTCTTGAGGCTTGGGATTTGACGGAACATTGGGTGCAAGATCACGTTCAAGTCACCAGCGAATGTGCTGTAACGAGACATGTTCACACCATACGAACCATCAACCTGAGTTGGTTGCCAGCGGTTCTTAGCAATCTCTTGCATATTAGAAGCCACACCAGCACCACAGAAGGCAATCTTCTCAGTCGAGCCGTATGCGAAAATGTCTTCAACCAATAAGCGGTCAAATTCTTTTTCGGTGATGCGGTTCGCAGTAGCATTAGATGCTGCGTCAGTGACGTTAGTGATTGTCTCAAACAAACCACCCGTGAAACGAGTTGGCGTTGAGGTTGAACCATTAATAGTGTGCTTCTTGCCAAAGAACATTGCGCGTTCAATGTCACCCATGTGCATCTTCAATGCCTTGGTCAACTGCTCTTGCTCTTTGTCACCAGTCCGTAGATTGGTGTTCTTTAGAGTACGAGTGATGTTCACTGGGGTCTTAAAGATTTGGGTTAAGTTGTGCTGAACTGTTGGGTCAAAACTGACCGCATCAGGACTACCACTACCTTCCGCTTGTGCTGAACCAACGATCACAATTTCTTTGTTGATCAAAGTTGCAGTCGCAGTAGAACCAATGCCACGAACTACTGTTAACGTAGCGGCAGCACCGCCAGCAGTATTAGCAGTTACCAGCATGTTCTCTCCAGTAGATGTAGAGTGCAGGATAGTGCCAGCAGTGATGAAAGGTACATCCGCATGGTTGGTTACTGTGATTGAAGTAGCACTGTTGTTGATTGCAGCGTGCAAGTTAAGCACACGATCAGGTAGCTCATCACGGAAGTGATTGAACTGTGGATCGTCCGTGGCTTCGCCAGAAGTCATGGCCAGCAAGGCTTGTAGGGGGGCAGCCCCGTTTGGCTCAAGAAGAGTATAAAGTGATCTATAATTTGTGGGACGGAAGTCAGTAGTAAACGTACCCGTACCCCGTAAACCTAAAATTGCCATGAGATAATTCTCCAAGTTGGCTGGTTGTATAAGGATTAAAAGATTTGTTGCCTATGCAGGAAATTCAACTGCTGGTGGCTGTTTACCGCTGAACATTGTCGGTCTTTTTGGTGTGGGCCTTGGCGCACTAGGTAACGGACTTGTCTTGCGATAGGTCAAGACTACCGCTCATGCGGTAGCCTATCGTCCTTCTCTCTAAAAACGACCTCGACTTGCCACTGCTTTGTTTATAGCTGCATCGATGAAGGTTTGATCTGGACTGGATGCCATTGATTGACTGGAGACTGCTGGAGCACCAGAAGCATTGCCTGTGAAGGCTTGACGCTTCTCCGTGATTCCTCGTAGTCGATCAAGCTCTGGAGCATCTTGGTTTTGCTTGAAGTCTTTAGCGACCATCATGGTTAATTCTGGATCGATAAAGTCCTCAACAGTGTAGCCACGAGAGTACGCAAACTGCATGAACTCTTGCTCGGCTTCATCTGGCAATCCAAGGGCTGATTGAGCTTGAGCTAAGTTGTTGCCAATGCGCTGCTGCATGACATTACCTTCACGGCTATCACTTTGTTCTAGCTGCTTATTGGTAGACTCGGTAACACCCTGCTGACCTTGGATGACTTGCTGAAGCATGTCACGAAGCTCTGCGTTCTGAGCTTTCATCTCTGCCATGCCATCCATGGTTTCACGGAAGCGAGGAGGAAGAGAGACTGCGTTGTCATCTTCCCATTGCTTCATCATGTCATCGACATTGCCATCAGAAGCGATCTGCGCTCTGGCTGCATCTTCTGGGTTCTGTGAACCTTTACCCATCTGAGGGTTGTGGGTCTGAGACTTGGCTGCGGCAGTCATAAACTTCGCAAGGTCTTTGGCTGATGCGTTGGGGTTTTTCTGTTGTGCTGCTTCGAGCATCTTTTCAGCCAGATCAACAACAGGCTTTAGGTTCTGGTGCTTAAAGTTTAGTGCGGAGTAACGATCAAATGTACCTTTGACTTGCATCTCAGATAACTCTCGGTCTTCATCACCAAATTTAATTCGCATGATTTGTGCCGCATCTGCACCTTGCTTATCGCCTTCCGTAGAGGGAGACACGCCTTGGCTACTCATTTCTTGGGGAGTAGGCTGCATTTCTTGTGGAGCGATTGATGCTGGAGGTGCTTGTGGAGCCATCGCTGCTGGAGGTGCTACTCCAAGTTGTTGAGCTGCGGCTTGCGCGATGAGGTCTTGGTCTTGTGGATTCATAGTTTTTCCTTGCAGGCCGTAGCGTGCGATTAATAGAATGCTCTAGGAGCACTATGAATTGTGAGGGGATCGGAGTTTCTTTTCGTCCCTAACCTTCGCCCTTCTCTTTTGCTGCTTCAAGAGACTCGTCCCAATTAACTTGGTCTTGGTACTGAGATATGATTTTGTCTGGGATACTGGAGAAGCTATTGGCTGCGTGCATGGAGCCTCTTCGGAAGTTAAATTCGTCTGGAGTCATTGGCTTGTTTTCAGCCATATCTAATGCAGCTTTGAGTATGTCTTCTTTAATAATTGTTTCAGTGAGGTACTTCCATCCATCGGATTCTTTTAGCTTGACCATGATGTCGTGGATATTTTTGCTATCTGTCATATAGAGTCTCTTAGCATGTAGAAGACGAGGCCGATCCAGCCAGCAGGAATGGCTGCGATAGCTGCCCAGAAGAGTTTGGTAATTCGAGAGGTGACTTGTGCGTTGGTGCGGATGATGTCGGCTTGGTCTTTAACGATGGTTTCGAGGGAGTCGATACGTTTGTTAAATGATTCTTCTAGCTTCTCCATCTGCTTGTCAGTGGCTTCTTTGTTTTTAAAGAGAGAGACGATACGCTCCTCCATCCGAGCCATTGATACAAAGCCTTCATGCAACTTATCGATCTTCCCTTCCATGCGCTCAAGCCGCTTGCTTTGTGTTTCTGACATGTTTGTGTTGAGTGTGTTGGAATAGGTTGGATCAATAATGACATGGAGAGGGGGGTTGTTCGTCCTAATATCCTTTCAAATAAACTGCGACTCCAAACAAGACTCCCATTGCTATGATCATACAAATTCCAATGTTGATGGCTAACCCTACGTCTTTCTGAATCTTTGCGTTTCTCTTTATACGTTGATTGATTTTCTCTTGCTCCTGTTCTTTTCGTTGTCTATGCCACTCAGCTTCAAACCGAACATAGTCACTCCAACCATTTAGCCTCGATTTTTTTAAGTGCCACTCAAGTTCAGCCCTTTGACGATCTAGCATTTCTTGGGCCTGAAAGCATTCTAAGGCTGTGCCTTTTGAGTTAGCATCACCTGCTTTAGTTTTGATTTCGTGAGTTGCGGAAAAATAATCGGTAAGTTTCTCTCCCATTTCAAAAATTGACTTACCATTTTTTAGAGCAACCGAGAGAGTCTTAAAGATCGCATTGGCAGCAGCGATTTCTACTAACATACCCATAACCTCCTAGAGTAATAGTTGTCTTGCATTAGTTGGTAAGGAGCCTTGGGAGGCTGGACGGGAGTGTAAGACTGGAGTCGGTACTCCACTTGAGGTTCTAGTACATAGGCTTGACCAGTAGGTGCTTGGACAGGGGCTACATGTACAGGATATAGCTCAAGTGGAGACGACCACATTAGTTTCTCTTAATAGCCGCTACGCTTCATTGGCTTCTTCATTGCTTTCTTCTTAACTGCTGGTTTAGCAGCGTANGCTGCGGCTGCTTTCTTTCCTGCGGCAGTGTAAGGAAACTTCTTTCCTTTGACGTTTGGCATGGTTACTTCCTCTTCTTTGCGGTTTTAGCTGCTTGTTTAAAGTTCTTCGCAGTTGGAGCACCCTTTGCTCCAGCCTTCCTCATGGTCTCTCCAGACCCTGCTTTAATCCTCTTCTTCTTTGCGTGAATGTTAGCGTACAGACTCAAGATCACCTCCTTTAAATACTGTTAATGTTCTTAACACAAAATACTGTGGTCAATTTTGTGGGCGATGATTTCACAACTGAATAACTAAGCAAGGGGTGAACAACACGTTCATAGCCTTGCAACTTAGCTATTTCCAGAAGATTTAATCTACACTCTTTTAAAGTGCTGTAGCTCGTAACCATGACAGGAACTTTTGGCGGTTCTCCGCTGCCAGATAGCATGATTGCGACTACGATAAAGTACACTGGTTCTCACCATTTATGCTTTGCCGACCAAAAGGCCGCACTGGTTTTACCTTTCTTAATGTTCTTAGCATGACGCGCTCGAAAGGCATCATTCCTAGCAGTCCCCTTGGGGCTACCTGTTGCGCCTTCTTGACCAAAGCGAATCATACGATCCTTGCCTTCGTCCTTTATTAGAACAACGTGGGACTTCCCACCTTTTTTAGATGCCTTTGGCTTGTTGTAGCCAGAGAACTTCTCACCTCTGTACTCTATGGTCATACTATGGCCTCTCTTGCTGCTTCTCTTGCTGTTGTAACATCCGTAGGTATTACTACACCTGTTTATAAAAATAGATATATTGGAAGTATGGATACCGAAAGAGAGTCAAAATTAAACACTCTGCTTAGTACTCATACTATGGCCTCTCTTGCTGCTGCTCTGTCTGTAGTCACATCGGCTGGCACTGCTACACCTGTCTCAGCGTGGCGTGTGATGTACCAATCTGTACTGTCTAAGTATGCTTGGCTGGTTGCGTTAGTTTCTGCTTGAGCATTGGCTGCTATCTCTGCATCAGTGTACTCAGGAGCAGGAGTGTTACCCTCTGCTATCCATGCGAGTACGTCAGCGCAGTGACGATTGGCAGGGTCATTGGGTACGCCCATGCTGCCGTTGACTAGCCAGCCAGACTCGTTAAGTTTGCAGGAGGTTATCCATGCTGTGTTGTTTTCCATGTTATAGCTCCGCATCTGCTGTTATAAGGGCATTGGTATTATTACATCTAACCATTCCTGCATGACCAACAGAGCCAGCCATATTTGTACTATTGTAAAGTTCTATTCTGTTAGAGGCTGAGGAACCAGAGTCATAAGTATATCCATTATGAAGATCGCCAGCGCCAGCTCTATAGAAGATATAGTATCCAGTTCCAGTTGCAATCGCTACGGAGGGTTTGACTCGCATAGTGATAGGAAGGTCAATAATGACGTGCATTTGAGTAGAAGCATAATTAGCACCAATTCCTAATGATGAACCTGTTACATCTGCGCCAGAAGCAACTTTTTGAAAGTAACGTTGGCAATCCGCTAGAATTTCCCCGTAACTCCGATGCTCAAAGTCAGTGGCTACTGAGCCTAGTTCTAGTTGAAGCCCTGTAACTTGAAAGTAGTTAGCTGTAGAGTCTGCAATATTCAAAGTGGTTGACCCTGCATTAGTCGTTACCCTGTCACCCCATGAAGTCGGTGTTGAGCCTCCTGACCTGTTAGTGCCAACAGCCAAGTAAAAATCTACTGAAAGTCCTAAGCTACTGCTATTATCAAAACTACTACCTGTATTACCCACAACAGTAATAACTTTCTTTTCCCAAGTATCTGCTGTTGATATAGTAAACACTTGGCCTATTTCTTTTTGATTCTTGTGGTCAACAAACATAACTAATTGATCGCCAGTTTTGTTTGCCTTAACCCAAAAGCTGTAAGTTAGAGACTTAGCAGACGATGTTCCAAAAGAGGACTGAACCATGTCTGAGTTTTCTATTAAACCCGTCCTTAATATAGTGTAATGGTCAGCAGGTAATGATGCGCTAGCAGTAGTACACTGCACCTTAAAACTATTAACAAAACCTGTGGGGGCTGATGTATCTTGCGTTACTGTGTATGTGGGGCCACCATTCCTATTAAATAATTTAACCCTGTCACAAGCAAAGAAACCAGACGTGCTGTTAATTCCTGTTGTGCTAGTACCCCTCTGAGCCACTTGCATACCACCATTAATAATAAGGTTCTTACGACCAGCCCTTGCTGCGGTGTCTCCTGCTGCTATCTCTGCTTGCAGCCCTGTGTAGTCCGAGTTTTCTCTTGCCTTGGTCATGGGCTATTCTCCTGCTGCTGACACAGCTTTTAACTGGTCAGTCGTTGTCATAGCATCAATTGCATTTGTTATGTCTCTGAGTCTTTGCTTCTCAGTAACAATAGCTGTAGTTTCAGAACCACTTTCTAATGCCCTCTGGAATGCTACGTCTTGTGCTTCTAGTAGAGGCTTACGTTCAACTCTCAAGCGATCTTTAGTGATGACTTTGGCTTTGTCCATGTTAATGCTAACTGGCATCGTAGACCTCCTGTGTAATTTGGTTGTACTTTAGTTGGTCGTCCAAACTCAAGTCTGATGAAGTCTGTTCACTATCGCCAGCTACATATTCCCAAGCATCTCTAAATGTCCTGTCTGATAAGTCTGCATCTGTAATTTCATACGGAGTGCCTGTAGGCAAGTCTTTGTTGGCTAGATGTATTAACTTCTCTTCTAGCGTACCTGTTAGGGTAGCCAAGAACTTAGGTGCAGGTATAAGTTGAATTAAAGTTCCATTGTTGTTATATATTATCTTCATATCTTATCCTCCGATACAGATTACAAATGCATTAGTAGCGTCTTTAGTAGTGCCAGCTTCTATATGGTATACTTCTGCACCAGTAGTATTTACTGCAATAACTGTCGTTTCACTTCCATTCCAGTTAGCTACGGAATTACCATTTGCTACTGCGGAGTAGTTACCATCAGAAGCATTGTTTACAAATAACGGCCTTTGTCGGCCAGTGCCAAGATCTTGAATACTAGAAACATTATAACTACCATCAATGTTGGTATTTGACATATTCCAATGACACCAAGAAAATGCAGTAAAATCTGATAAGCCTCTGCCATCGTTAGTAATAGTCAAAGCAGTAGTCCAGCTAACCGCTGCGTCTGCTGAACCGCTTGGGGCTACTTGGAAGGTGTGTGTACCTTCTCTTTGTTTGTACTGAGAAGCGTAGTCAGTTGTTAAATACTCCCAACCTGACGCATGAGCTGTAGTTACTTGTTTAGCGTTATTGCTTAAATATGTCTGGTCATTAGTATTAGAGCCAGATAATGATGTTGTAGAGCCAATTCTTACATGCGGTCTATCAGCAACAATATCACCCTCTGGCGTTACACCAATGCCCACGTTGCCTGTAAACACAGGGGCAGCAATGGGAGCCTTGAGAGCCACCGCAGTGTTAGTAGCCT